TTTTTCCAATGTTCACCTTTTACAGCATCTTTGTTTTGACCAGTATAACCTACTGCATAACCATTTTCACACATCCATTTATTTAAGTTTGTCCATCCACCAAACTCATGTCCATTTTCATTACAGTTAATCCAAATCTCCCCTAATATTCTTCCGAACTTTCCTCGACTGTCTGCTTCTGGACATCTAACTTGTATTTCGATATCATCTCTATCGTCAACGATTGCCCAGTGGAGCCATGATGATAGCGCTGCTTTGGATAACTTACCATAGATTTTTTCGTTTTTGTGTCTAGTTCTAGATTCGGGTGTGTCGATTCCAAGCAAGCGGATTCTACCGCAAAAGCGTACATCGAAGCCCAAATCAATAACTGCATCAATAGTATCTCCATCAATAACCTTTTCTATTGCAGTTATATTATAGATGAATTCACAAGGTTCTTCGTTGATATATTCAGCCATATTAACTCCATTCAAATTCTAGTTGTCCTTTGGGCCCATCAGGCCATGAAACTTTACATATTCCTGCACCATAAGGTACATTGAAAAATTTAAAGGCATCTCCTGTTTCTTCTTCATGCCTATCTGGTTTCAAATACCATGGCGGAGCATCAAGTCTTACTACGTCTTGTTCAAACCTACTCCTAGAAACTTTTGTTCTATTATCTGAAGTTGATTCATTTTGTTTTCCTCCTGCCATAGTTCCTTTCGTAAGTGTAGTGAGAAGGTTTTGATTCAGTTTTGAATCTGTATTCTGTTTCAAGGAAAAACCTTCTCCTAAAAACCCATCTACATTATGCTGCTAGTGCAACATACGCAGAAGTATAATCGTCATTGTTTGCGATTAAATTATTTGATGTGGGTCATCACCCTATTTGTTCTCTCTAATACCTTCATTAGCAATCGAAATCTATTTCAGCCCCAATTCGTTTTATGTATGGTGGAGCTGGCCGGTTCTGCCCCGGCGTCTTACTTAACTATTCTCTTAGGTCATCAAACAAATTCTCTTATGTATATTTAGTAATCACTTCTTTCAGTGGCCCCAACCACCGATTTTTTGTCTCTCTGAACAGTAGAGAGTCTTCATTTTCCACTGCCATAATAATTACAATATTATTTATTGGGATGCCAGTTCTTTCTTCATAGGCGTGAGCGTAGAAAGCTCCTTGCATAAAGTATGACGCACACATTTCCCAAGTTTTAATTTTCCTTGAAGTTTTGTAATCTATGACTGCCAGTTGTCCATCAAACTCTGCAATCAAGTCAGTCCTTCCAGCCAGTTGTAAATCATCTGAATATAGTGCACCCTCAACGACATGAACATTATCTATTCTATCTAACAATGGTTGTATAGACTCAAACATCTCAACTAAGTGAGGCATTGATTCTGTTAGGAAACCTTCTTCGTTTTGGATATAGCGTTCACATAACTTGTGGACAGAGTTACCTTGTCTCGAAGCTTTTGTGGAGATTCGATTCGCTTCGGTTTCTCCAACCCGCTTTCGCCAAGCCTGTATACCAGCTTTGGAGAGAGCTGATAATAATGTTGTAATGGATTTGTAGTTACCATTGGGTGTCTTATAAAATCTACTGCCATCTATATTCTCTGTTTTTAATTCTTGTAAGTCACTTCCTACATGATTAAATTTTTTCATAAATTTATAGTTCTTCCTTGTGAGGCCACAGAATCTATTAATATTTTTCTAAGATCTTTTCTTTTACCTTCAGGCCATTCTTGAAGTAATTCTTTAACCTTTTCTTCTTCACCATTTAATGCAAGTCTAGTTATGTTAACCATTCTTTCATGTTCATCTAAATGTTCTGGATGTTTTATTTGACCATCTGGATCTGGCATGAGAATATGGCCATATTCTTTATCTGCAGCTCGTTTCTCTGTAGCATTTTCAAAATTGTATTTGTAAGTCATAATTATTTTTCAACTCAATGTGTTTCGTGTGCCCAGCTCATCGTCGCTTTAGGTTGTTCTTTTTTGATTTCCTTCAACTTATCTTGCATCCAGCTAGGTGGTTTTTTGGTATGTCCCGGCGATGAAATATTATCATAGGCAAAACCAGTTGGAGTGTTGCCAGGAAATTGTTGAATCTTTCCATCACAACCTTCCAGCTGACATGGCTTTTCTTCTGGTTTTTTTCTGTCTGCCATAGGCAAAGATTCTTCAAACTCATAACCACAGCTCTGACATTTATAATCATAATAGGGCATGGCTTACTCCTTTCTTATACCATTTTGGTATTCCACCAGTTTTCCATTTTGCAAATTTGTTCTTCTCTAATATGTAGTAGTTCCTGTAAGCCTCAACCGCATCATTCGTTTTACAATGTTCAGGCATACACTGCGGGGGGTCTACCCATTCTTTATTAACTATATTCTTTGGAGGAAAGCCAAGAGTCCAATGAAACTTTCTCCAACTTTCATGAACCTTACCATATCTTCTAGTATATTCTTTGGATAGTTCATCAAACATTAAAAACAACCAAGTGTAGTGTTGTTCGTTTTCTCTTATCCATATATTACTTGGATGTTTCACATGACTTGCTTTATAAAGTTCACGTTCTAGTTTTGGATCTGGATGTAGCCATCTTTTAATCTTCCGGCCATTTTTTGTTTTTGAATAATATTCTGTACCATCAAGAACTCTATGAGCTGTTGACATCAGTTGTGCATATTCAATGAGCATTTTGCAAACGTGTTTATCACAATGCATTCCAGCTGCACGTTTCCAGTTTTTACTTAAAAAAAAAATATTCATAGGTTAGTTGGCGGCTAGTGCGGTTGATACTTCATCAATCAAAGTCTTTTCGTTAAGGGCAAAGTTGTACCCTTCAGAATATGATTCATTTATCAAATCTGTTAATGCCACCTCTGCGGCTTTTGTATCACCAACGTATCGGTAGAGTTCTAATATTTCTGTAACTGTTGTCATAATCAAATCTCAATTAGAGGATTAGAGTGGGGCAAATCCCCACTCTTCATGTATTATTATACAGATTTATTGTAAGCTTGTCAAGTCTTTTATATTTTTTTTCGCGAATGATTGTAAAAAATATGTGTATCAATCTTTACTGTTTTACGTCTAGAGTCAGCCCATCTTGGATTTGGAATGTAGTCCGCGTGATAATGAGTTGCTCCATCTGTTATGTCTTTTAAGTTAGGACTTGATAACACATAAAATGCAACATCTGCAGATTCTCTCCACATTGTACCATAGTATGGTTTATCATCTTTACCATCGCAGTACCAGCTAAATTGGCATCTGTCTCTTACTGGTATTCCAGACTTATAATGTTTTCCTTGATAAACAACTGAACATACAGTATTTGGAAATCTTTTTGATTTCACACGATTCAAAGTTACTTGTGCTACTGCCACTTTACCTGCAGTAGATTCAAGGGCTGCTTCAAAATATATATTTTTTGACATACATTCTAATTCTTTTGAATCCACATAATTTAAAACTTTTGTTCTTCTTTGTTTGTAATTTTTTGTTGGAAGATTTTTAGTTACTATCTGTTTGTCAGATTTTTGTGCAATCCAAATTTTAGATACTTGTCCTGAGTTGAGTGTGGCAGTCCAAAATGTAAAAAGTGCCACAAATGAAATTAATAGTTTCATTTTCCTCTTTAAATAGTGTTGATTTAAGAAGTATAGCCACTTGCTTAAACTTAAATAGGAGAGTTTCGGCCACGGCGAGAAGCTCTGGCGATGTTACCAGTTTCCCATAGTTGAGGGGTGTATAAGGAGTAATCAAAATCAGAGTACCATGTATATCCACCCAATTTGTGGGAGAATTTAGACATAGTAGCATCCCAATCCATAGTAAATTGAAAATTATTTTCCTTAGCAAGAACCACCGTGCATGTTGACGGGATTCCACCCTGCATTTTCAATTGCCGTAATTCAGCTTCTACATTAGTTTTTACACCATCTGTAGCAACCTTGGTTAAATTGACTATTCTCTCTTCTAAACTTTTTATTTTATAACTCATGGTAATAAATTAGGAAATGTTTCTTTTATTAAATTATAGGTTAATCCTCTACACTTTATTTTTTTATCCTTCACCTGCAGAAGAAGTTCTACTTCAGAAGGATGTATACCTTCTAAAATTTCTGTGAATAATGTCTCTCTCCGCATATTGCTCAAATTTTTAGGTGACTGGCCCTCAACAAACAAATACAATTTTCTAATGTGAAAATGTAGGTATGTTGGATTTGGCTCATCAGTATCTCCTTGAAATTTGGCTATGGGGGGTGTGCCTGGCGGTAAGAGAAATTTAATGTTTGGATCGTAAGCTGCTTTTAAAATTTGTTGTAATGCAAAGCAGTCATGTTTTAACAGTATTTCTTTCTTTTGTTTTTTAGTAGATGCTTTTGCAATCTCACTAAAAATTCTTGGTAAACTAGTTGCCATAATTAAAACTCATCAATAACGTCCATAAGGTTCTTCAATTTTTTATCAGTAAAATAATCAAAAAGTTGATTTCTATTACCAAATTCTTGAGAATCATATTGATTTAATATATTTATACGAATTGAATTTGGAGTTTCCCCTAAATCAACCATTGTCTTGTTTCTATGATAATTTCTTAACATAGCTTCATTACAGAACTCTTCTGGTTTTTTACCCTTCCATAGTTCCATCTTCTTTTTT